ATCGGCGCCATTCGTACCACGCTCAAGAAGGGCGGCTCCGTTTCGCTCGTCGGTTTCGGCACTTTCGCAGTAGGCAAACGCGCGGCCCGCACCGGCCGAAATCCCCGCACCGGCGACGCGATTAAAATCAAGGCAGCCAAGATCCCGAAGTTCCGTCCCGGCAAGGCGCTGAAAGACGCGCTGAACTGAGGCGTTAGACTCGGAGAGTATTCCCGGTGGGGTGCTTAGCTCAGCTGGTAGAGCGGCGCCCTTACAAGGCGTAGGTCGGGGGTTCGAGCCCCTCAGCACCCACCACCAGAATCTCAATCAAATCAAGGGCTTAGAGTAATCTAGGCCCTTTTCTTTTGCTTTTTTGCCAGCTTGAAGCGCAGTCTAGGACAGTGTCTGCCAACCAAAAACCGCGATCTGCCAACTAAGCTAATCGCGTAAAGTGCGTAGCTTCAGGCGTAACACTAGGGGGCATCCATGGCGGGTAAGCGGCAGCGGCCGAACGGTTGGGAATACGTCATCAAGCGGGCTGGCGTGCTCGACAAGCCGATATACCTCACGTTCGCCAACGAAGCGGAGGGCGATGCGTTTGTTGCGCGCGTCGAGATGCTGCTAGATAAGGGCATCGTGCCTACCGAGTTGCAAGTGCCTTCTCGCATCGTCACTGTGGCTGACCTCGTGCGCGAGTATGAGCGGGACGCGCATCCAAGCTCAAAGGATCAGGCCGCGCTCGGCACTATCTTGAAGACTCGGGGTGAGGCTCGGCTGACTAGCATTGATGCCGGCTGGGTGGACGACTGGATTTCAGAAATGAAGCGCATCGAGAAGAGAGCGCCGGCGACGATTCGTGCCAAGGTCGGGGCGCTTGCTCGCTGTACTGACTGGGGTATGCGCAAGGGCCATCTTGTGATGCCGGACCATCCCTTGCGCACCCTGCCCGATGGGTATGCGCAATACACCAAGACAGACACTGCGTTGGCCGGCGTCGAGCGCATCGACGTGGAACGAGATAGGCGGCTGGAGCCTGGCGAATTTGAGCGCGTCTCGGCCGTCATCGTTGGCGGCGTGCTGCCCCGCAAGCTGCGGCCCCTGAAGCTCGATGACCCGGAGGCGCTGTGGTGCATCTTCGTGCTCGCCATCGAGTCGGCCATGCGGCTGCGCGAAATGTTCACCCTGACGCTGGATCAAGTGGACATCGCGAAGCGGACGGTGTTCCTCGACAAGACGAAGAATGGAGACAAGCGGCAAGTGCCGCTATCGAGCGTGGCCGTACAGGCGCTGACGGCGTTTCTCGACATCCGCAGAGCAGCCGGCGCTAAGGGCGCCGACGTTCTCTTTCCGTGGTGGGATGGCGACACTCGGCAAAAAAATCTTGCGAGCGTTTCGGACTATCTCTCGAAGCTGTTCATCAGCATCTTCGAGGCGGCGGCGTGCGAAGGATTGAAGTTTCACGATCTGCGCCACGAGGCCACGAGCCGACTCTTCGAAAAGACGACCCTCGCGGAAACGCAGATCATGAAGATCACCGGCCACAAGTCGCATCGCATGATGATGCGGTACGCGAACCTACGAGGTAGCGACCTGGCGGCGCGCCTTTGGTGACCTGGACGGCTGGCGCATTCGTGCCGCGGTCTCGCGAATGACCGCGTTTTCGATGAAGGCGAGAACGTCCTTCGTCATCATCACGTAGGCGCGTCCGACCTGGGCGGCGGGCAACTCGCCCTTGTGAATCATCTTCTTCACGGTCTCGGGGTGAATCTTCAGCAGCTCGGCCGCGCCGAGAACATCGACTGTAAGGGTCACTTCGCTCCTTCCTCGGCCGCGAGGACCGCCACCGTATGAGCGAGAAAAAGATCCTCCGCTTGCGGGTGCGATTCAGCGTGAGACAGGTGTTTCTCCGTTGCCTCGCGCGCGGCGATCATCGTGCCCAACGTGGCCGCGCTGGCGTGGCGCCTGTTGCACTTCATGCTGCCCTCCGCATGTCGTAGTCGAAGTAGTTCGCTGCGGTCACCGCGCGCTGCAGCAGCGGCGGCACGGCGTTGCCGATCATGGCGACCTGTTTCGACTTGGAGAACACGCGCCCATCGTGGCCGCGCTCGATGATGTGCTGCGGTGGGAAGCTGGTCGCGTTCGCCAGCTCGCGCGGCGTGAGCATCCGCAGGCAAATATCGACGATCACCCAAGGCTCGCCCTTGATCCACACTGTCACGAGCGCGAGCCGGGCCTTTGTGGTGATGGTGTGCATGGGCTCGTTGAGGTCGCCGAGCTGACCGCCTTCGCCGTAGTAGCGAATGAGGAAAGCAGCGCAGCGAAGGGCGCCGGCCTCCGCCTCGGGCGAGAGGTCGTAGGCGGTTTCCGCGCTGGCAAGCTGGGCCGTAACGAGCCGCTGCTGACTGCCGCTTGTGGTGACGGTAGAGAGCGGCGCCGTGGCCGCGCGAGCCGGCATGGTGTTATGACCGCCGTTCGCCTGTTCGACGAACGCCGTCACGAGTGCATGCTTTGCGCCTCCGGCCATCTCGGTGCCCAGCGGTCGGCCGAGGTCGAGCGCGCGTGGCGCCTGGCCCTCGCGCTCCCCGTAGCCTGTTTGCACGAGAACCGGCGTGGCGACCATGAATTCGCCACGTTGCGCCGTGGTGATGGTGCGCAACGGCTCGCGAATGTCGTGCACGCGCACGCTGCCCGAATGGGTCACCGGCACGATGAACGGGTCTGCGTTGTCGAGGACATAGCGCTTCAAGCCATGGGCAACGCGCTTGCACGTTGCATCTGCAAGCGGCTTCTTTCGGTCGAAGATGCTCATGGTCGGCAGCGAGAAGTCGATGCACTCGGCTGCGCTTCGCCACTTGATCTGCCCGGGCTGGGGGTTTCGGTAGTGCGTGGGAGTGGGCCAGCAGATCGGGAGGCCGTCGCGCCGCGCGATCATGAAGAGGCGCGTGCGCGTGGTCGGCGCGCCGAAGTCGGCGGCGCACAGCAGACGATGTTCGACCACGTAGCCCAAGCCGCGCAGCAGCCGCAGGAAACGCTCCCACGTCTTCCCGACGTGCTTCGGGTCGGGAATAAGGTGCTGCAGACGGCGCGGCACCACTTCGCCGGGCTCCGCCACGCTGCCATCGACCTTGACGACACGGCCGGTAGCCTTGTCGCGCTTGGCGATCAGGCGCCCCCACTTGCGAATCTGCTCGACGTTCTCCAGCGTGATGACATCTGGTTTCGCCTGGCCGGCCCAACGCAGGCCAACCCACGACAGGGAGCGGATTTCCGTGTCGCGCGGCTGGCCGCCGAGCGCCTGGCTGAAGTGAGTGCAGTCGGGTGAGAGGTGCAGATAGCCTGCTGGCCTGCCGCCCGTCAGCTCGCGTGGGCACAGTTCGCGCACGTCGGCGCGGTAGTGCTTCGTCTGTGGGTGGTTCTTCGCGTGGCTGGAGATGGCGTCTTCGTTGTGATTGGCCGCGATGTCAACGTGGCGGCCGATGGCCTGCTCGATGCCGGTGCAGCTACCGCCCGCGCCAGCAAACAGCACGATCACGAGCTTCGCCGAGAGGTTGAGGACGAATTGAGGGTTCAGCATTGCTTCGCCTCCAGTCCTGCGAGCGTGCGCGCACCCTGCAGCTCGGCGAAGCGCGTGAGAAAGCGCTGGCGCCAGTCCTTCCACGTCGCGGCCTCGCGCTCGGGCGTGTCGAGGCGAACCCAGTCGGCCGGCGCGACCGGCTGCAGCGTGTTGTCGCCGAGCACGGCCCACGGCATATGCCGCGATGGGTCGTAGGGCGTCAGATCGCGGCGAGCCGTGGCGAGCGCCTGCAGGTCGATGGAGCGCAGAAACTCGCGATGCCCCGCGAACACCGACAGCAGCTTGAAGTGCTCGCGCACGCCCTTGGCATGCTCGGCTTCGAACGCGTGCCATGCGCCGATGCCGGAGGTCATGCTGTAGCTGTCCACGGCCTGCTTAGCCGGGCTGATGAGGTCGTTGGTGTAGGTCTCATGCGCGTCGTGCAGCAGCGCTGCCATCTGCACGAAAGCAGATGCGCCGGCGCGCTGCGCGATGTCGCAGCACAGGAGGCTGTGTTCGGCCACGCTGTAGGGCCGCGACGTGGCTCCGTTGAACTGGGCGACGATGGCGAGGTGATGAGCCACATCGCCGATGACGATGGGACGGCCGCAAGGTGCGTAAGCGGTCGGGCCTGCGAGGTGGTACTCGGCGCCGCTGGCGGTGAGCATCCACGTCATTGCGCAACCTCCGAGTGCTGCTGCAGGGTGGCGCGGTGATCGTTGAAAACGCGCTTGAAGTGTTGGCCCGAAGGTTCGTCGAAGGGAAAGCGGCAGGCGAAGTTGAGCGAGTGGCCGGCTTCAGCCGCCTCCTTCGCTTCGCGCTCGATCTTCTCAAACGACACGATGGGAAAGTCCATGGAGTCTCCGATGAATGAGTAGCTACGCGGCACGGGCCGGTGCTGGGGCGCGTGCGGGCTGCAGTTCGCACGAGGTGATGGCTGCATGGATTTCGGGGGCGAATGTGCCTGGCATCGAGCGTGGGTTCGTGAGCACCAGCCGCAGGGCATCGCCTGCCTTGAGGCTCGGGTGCTTCTCGCGCCATGCGGCCGCCTCGGGGCCGATCCAGCGCACGACGTAGCCTTCAACGGCGCGAGGTCCTTGGTTGTCCACCACGCGCATCGTCAGCACGAAGGCGCCTGCGTCGTTCCTTGTCGCGCTGACGGCAGGGCGCCCTGGACGGTCCTTGCCGATGAAGAAAAGGCCCGTGGTCGTGGTTGTCACAGTCGCAGTCCTTTCTTTTGCTCGGCGCGCACGCGGCGGAAGGTCCTGCGGATGTCCGTCTCACAAGCGCGGGCGTACTGAAAGCGGTGGTCGTACAGGCCGCCTACCGGGCCGGAGGTCGAGGATGTGGCGGCGCGACGAAGGCGACGGCGAGGCGAAAGAGCGATCTGCTTCACGGCGTGCTCCAGCCGTAGACCGCCATCGCGGCGAATACAGCGGCCATCGCGAAGGGCGTCGCAAGCATCGCGGCGGTCTTCACTCGGCCCGGAGGGGGCAGGACGGGCGACGTTCTCATGCACCCTCCGGCGTGAACATGGTCAGCAGCTCGCCTGCCTTGAAAGCATTGCTAACGAGAGTGCGGCTGCGCTCTTCGAGGGCGCAAACTCCGGCCCACATGGCGTTTTTCGCCGTCTCCGACCGTGCACGGTCGAATTGCTCGAGCAGTGCCTCGCGGTCCAACACGCTTTCGCGGAAGTGAAACTGCCAGAACGTGAGGGCGGAGGTCGGCGGGGGCGGGCCGAGCTTGAACTTGGGTTTGCGGTGCGAACCCATGACTCAGCTCGCCTGTTCCAGGCGCTCGACGTTGCACACCGGGCAGCCGGTGACGTACTGGGCGCTGATGAGGGCGGCTTCGGCGTTGGCTGCTTTGACCTGCACGAAGGGCAGGGCGCCGGTGTCCGAAGAAGCGAGGTGTCCGAGAGCTTCTCGGGGCGTGAAGTAGCAGCGATAGCTGCGTGCAACGGCCATATCCATCTCCTTGTTGAGATGGAGAATTACAAATCAACTTGTAGTACGAGTCAACAAGTTAATTTGTAGGTTCGCTATCGGGACCTACAAACGCAGGAGGCTCCGCCGCAAAGGCATTAGGAGTCCTAACTGCGGCTCTTGATCTTCCGCCGTGGAACAGGATGCGCGATGTAGTAGATCCAGGTAACTTCTTCCCGCTCGAAATGCAGGATTTCGGGATCGTTGTAGCTTCCAAAGCGGTAGCCATCTCTGCGCGAGAGCAGGCGTTTGATCATGGTCTCGCCAGTAGCAAGACGAACTAGCACGTCGTCCTCCAGCTCAGGCTCCGTGCCGGGCTCAACAAGTGCAAAGTTGCCCGGGTTGAAGACCGGAATCATGCTGGGACCGTTCACGCGGGTCAGAAATGCGTGTGGGTCGGTACTCGCGACCTCGCCGTACTCGTCCGTCATTCCTGCTGGATAGTCTCCGTCGTCCCAGATTCGAGCCGGCAACCCTCCGGACGCCTTGCCCACGACCCAAATTCGACGGTATTTGGCCGGGTCAACGGGAAGGGCATCCGCGGGCATTTTGGGTGCCCAAGCTGGATCGTTGGCTTGCTCGACCGGCTCGATCGGACCTTCGCCAGTCGCCAGCCACTGCGAGCGCACAGATAACGCGCTTGCGAGAGCGGCTGTGTGTTTGCTGCCAACGGCGCTGTTCTTCGGATCAAGCAGGTACTGGATGGTTTGAGGTTTAACGCCGACGGAGCGTGCGAGCTCGCTTTGGTTGTCAAGCTTCTTGCGCACCATGGCGTAACGCAGCCGACCAGCGAAAGTTGAGAGGTCGGCGCCGCCCTCGGCGTCGCGGATCGTCATCTTAGAGTCCATCGGACGATGCTACAAAGAGGTTTGTGGCAGGGGTTGCAAATTCGTCTGTAGTAACTTACAAACAAACTTGTATGAACAAGTCATCAAATTCCGCAGCTGCGGAGGCGCTGCGTCTTGCGATAGCGATCTTGGGAAGCCAGGCCGCGCTCGGAGCGGCATGTGGCAAATCTCAAGGTCACGTTTCGCACTGGGTAAAGGTCGGTCAGGTGCCGACCGACTATTGCCCAGCGATTGAGCGAGCAACCAGGCAGCTCGGTCAACCCGTTTACTGCGAACAGCTGCGCCCTGAAATCCCGTGGGGCGAACTGCGTCATCACAGGTTCTGTGGCGAGTCTTCTCATGCGGAGGGGCTATGCAACTGAATTTGTCATCCCATGTTGCGCCTCGGTACTCCGCACTCGTTCCCGCCCTCGAATGCGAGGGAAGAGCGCCCCAAACGGATGGGGTACAGCCGAGCCGTGTGCATTCGGCGCTTGATGCCGTGCGCGCCTGGGTGTGCACGTGGGTAGTGGTTGCACGATGCGGCCAAGGCACTCGCAATGCCGCAGCGGGCGCGAGCCGCCCATGGCGCCAGGATCCTCCGGATGCGGCCGAGCCTGAGATAACCGTGCTCGGGTCGAGCGGTCCGAGGTCTCCGCGACCTTGTGGCTGCGTTTCAGCGCTCGTCGATGAGGGATAAGCCATGAGGCAATTTGACGAGGCTTCGATCGCCCTCTCACGCGCTTTCGACGGCGCCAATGCCCATGCCTTGGCATCCTCCTCTCGGTTGCCCACGCGCACGGTGTACCTCGCGTTGAAAGCAGCCAAGGCGAAGGAGGAGTACCTCCTCAGCCTCCAGCGCGCCGGTCTTTCGCTTTCTGCAAAGCAGCGCGCGTGGCTTGCCGAGTTGCATCGTCTGGCGCCGAAACCTCTCCGTCCAGAGAAAGCACCCGTTCGCACAGTTGCCCGAATGCGGCCTGCTGCCGCGCTGTCTTCGTCCCGTGCGCGCGTGCCGCCGCCGAGCAGATCTGGAGCCACTCGGTGACGGATTCGCGCGAGATCTTGGGCTCCACCTCCAGCAGCACCACGAGCTGCGCCAAAAACTCTTCGATCGCATCGAGCCGCTCTTCGGTCGTCGTTGCTGAGTCCATCTGCATTCCTTCCATTCGCGTCTTCCGCTGAAACTTCCATGAAGCTGAATATCTCAGTTCCCCCGGACCTCGCCCATGGCGGCGAGGGCGACTTCCCCTCCAGGCCGCCGGGGCAGGACATCCTCGATGCGGTCTACAACACCGTGCACGGCTGTCCAGGCGGTGTCGCCGCATTGGCCACGCGCATGCAAATGAGCGTCAACACCCTGACGCACAAAGCCAATCCCAACACCACCTCGCACCAGCCCAACCCGCGCGAGCTGGTCGCGATGCAGGTGTTCACCGGCAACTATGCCGTGTTGCACGCCATGGCCGAAGCACTCGGCCATACCTGCACCCTTGCCACGCCCGACCAGTCCGGCGGCGACCCCGTGGACACGCTCATGCGTCTGCAAAGCGAATTCGCCGACTTCGTGCGCGCGGTCGCCGATGCAGTGCGGGGAGGGGAGGTCGTCACCGGCAATCAGGTCCGGCGCGCTGACCACCATGCGCAGGAGGCCATCGCCGCCATCGGGCACACCATGGCGATGCTGCGCGGGCGCATGCGAAAGGCCCCGCAGGCATGAGCATCAAGGTGATGTCGATGGTCTTCGACCGCTACCCCGCTGGTGGCATGGAGCGACTGCTCGCGCTCGCCATGGCGGACCATGCGAGCGATGATGGCACGCGCATCTGGCCCTCGGTGGACGAGCTCGCGCGCAAGACCATGCAAAGCCGCAGCAGCGTGCAGCGGCAGATCCGTCAGATGGTCGAGCGGGGATGGCTGATTCGCATGAAGTCGGCCACCGGCCGTCCTGGGCTGACCAACGAGTACCGCATCTGCCCACGCTGGATCGCGGGCGAGGCCGACTGGCAGGGGCACAGGGGTGTCAATCTGACACCCCTCTCCACCACGCCCCGAGCGGAGAAAGAAAACAGGGGTGTCAATTTGACACCCCTGTGCATAACTGCCGAAGTTGTCCACACGGGTGTCAATCTGACACCCGTCTCGGGCGCTGAGAGGGGTGTCACCACGGTCGAGAGGGGTGTCACCACAGAACAGAGGGGTGTCATAGCTGTGACACCCGAATCTTCAGGAACCATCAAGAACCATTCCCCCCTACCCCCCGGTGGGGGCGCGGACGGGTTCGACGAACTCTTCTCGATCTACCCGAACGGCGACAACCGGGCGAAGGCAGAACGTCGATACCGCCGGCTTGCGCCGAGCCCTGAGCTACAGCGAACGATGCGCTCGGCCATCGAGGCCCAAAGGCTTTGCAGGAGATGGACCAAGGACGGTGGTGAGTTCGTGCCCGAGTTCGCGACCTGGCTGCGCAACCGACGTTGGGAAGACCAGCCACGCTCTGCAGCTACGGCCGTGCTCGGCGCATGGCACGAGACCCGTGCAGGCATCGATGCCAAGGCCCGAGAGCTGGGGATCGCGCCATGGGATGAGTCGGCCTTCCACTTGGGCAGAGGGCCGAGCTATCCGGCTTTCACCGAGCGTGTGAGGCGTGCGGCCGAAGAGGCGAGGGAGGCCACGTGCGCGTAGGCGTGAAACTCGACGGCGCCAAGGCGCTGAGCGGCACGCTCGGCATCCTCAGCGGTCCGCGCGCGGCGCAGGCATACGCGCTCGCGATGACTGATGGCGGCTTCCATGTCCGGCGCTTCATGGTTAAGGGCATGGAGGCGGCCTTCGACAGGCCCACCCCGTACATCCTGCGCAGCGTCTTCGTTCGCAAGGCGCAGCCCAACGACCTGAGCGTTGCCATCGAGCCGACCTACTTCGGAGGGAAGGGCGTTGATCCGCAGCGCATCTTGCAGGCGCAAGAGTTTGGCGGCGTGCGCCGTGACAAGCGCAGCGAGGTGGCACTGCGGCGGGCAGGCATCCTACCGGCGGGGTTTCAGACAACCATCCCCGAAACACCTTATCCGGGCAGCGACGACGGCCGTGGCAACCTGCGCGGCGCCTTCCTCGTGCAGTTGCTGACTTACTTCCAGGCCATGGGGGAGCAGGGCTATCGAGCCAACATGACAGAGCGCCGCAAGGCCAATGTCCACAAGGGCACCAAGAAGCAGGCCGGACGCCGCTACTTTGTGGCCTATGGCCGTCTGCGCAGCGGGAGGACATCCCACCTTGCTCCGGGCATCTGGGCGGCCAGCGGCACTGGTGGCGTCGATGTGCGGCCAGTGCTGCTGTTCGTTCGACCGGGCGTCTACCGCTCCAGGCTCAGCATGGAAGCGATTGCGGATGCATCGAACGTCGATGCCTACATCGAGCGGCGCGTGCGCTTCCGTCTCAGGCAGGCGGTGGGGCAATGAGAGCAGCCACTCATCATTTTGCCCTCGGCCACCAGCGCCGCGGGTCCCTCCTGAAGAGTCTGGATACGGGTGATTCGAGCCGCGACCTCGGACTGTTCAACGACCTCCCTAAGGGGGTTAAGTGAAGGTGGTTGAGGCATTGGACGTAGGCATCACGCAAGCGGAATTCGCCTTGCTGATCGGCGTGAGCGAAGCCAAGGTGAGCCAGCTCGTGGCCGAGGGCGTCATCGAGCGCGGGCACACGGCGCACGCCTGGCTGCTGGCCTACTGCGAGCGGCTTCGCGAGGTTGCGGCTGGTCGGGCCTCAGGCGAGGCGGGCGGCCTCGACCTTGTGCAGGAGCGTGCCGCGCTCGCGCGAAGCCAGCGCGAGGCGCAGGAGATCAAGAATGCCGTCGCCCGCGGCGAGTACGCGTCCATCGGACTGCTGGCGGATGTCCTCGCCATGGCGTCCAGCGCGGTCGTCGACCGTTTCGAGCAGCTCGAAGGAGCGCTCAAGAAAGCCTGCCCGGATCTCCCCGAGGAAGCCAAGGCCACCATCCAGCAGGTGATCGCGAACGCGCGCAACGAATGGATCCGCGCCACCGAGAAGCTGATCGCTGCGGAGCTGGACAGGCTTGCCGCGACCTGGGACGAGGACCGCAGCGAGGTCGATACCCAAGAAGACGACGGTGAGCCCGCAGGCGCTGAGATGGAGGCCGTGTTTTGAAGCTTCGTCCCGTCTCGCGCGAAACGCTCGCTGCCATACAGCGCGCTGTCGCCCTCGGTTTGAGCAGTCTGCGCGCCGAGGTGTTCCAGACACTGAGCGAATGGGCGGCCGACCACTTCAAGCTTGCCGGAGAAAGTTCCCATCAGAAGGGCGGCTGGATCGCGTGGTCGTTCCAGGTCGGCATCCTCGACTTCATGAGCGACGACCGCATCGAAGAGCTCGATGTGATGAAGTCCAAGCGCGTGGGCTACACCAAGATGATCACCGCCTTCGTGGCCTACAACATCGCGCACCGCCGGCGCAAGCAGGCGCTGTGGCAGCCCACCGACGACGACCGCGACAGCTACGTCAAGAGCGAAATTGATCCGATCCTCGATGCGCGAGACGGCGTGCCGGCCGTGCAGGCAGCCCGCCGAAAGGGCGGGGGAGGCGACGACACCATCAAGATGAAAAAATTTCGCGACAGCGTGCTGCACTTACTCGGCGGCAAGGCAAAGCGCGCGTACCGCCGGATCACCGTCGCCGTCGTCATCCTCGACGAATGGTCCGCTTTCGACCAGACCATCGAGAAGTCCGGCGACCCGGGCGGCCTCGCCAAAGGACGCCTCGAAGGCGCGCCATACCCGAAGTTCGTCGGCGGCTCCACGCCGGGCGTCAAGCAGCTCTGCCACGTTGAGCGCGCGGCGCTCAATGCCGAAGGCTTCGTGCGCTACTACATCGAATGCAAGCATTGCGGGCTTGAACACCCGCTCGCCTGGGGCGGCAAGGACAAGCTGCACGGCTTCAAGTGGGAGCGCGGCCACCCGGCCAGCGTGCGCCACGTCTGCCCGCATTGCCGCCAGTCGATCCGGCAAAGCGACTTCCTGCAGGGTGGCCTGCCGATGGTGGGGCGGTGGGTGTGCGAGAAGACCGGCAAGACCTTCGGGGCAGATCGTGTCTGGCGCGACGCCACTGGAATGCCGACGCGACCGCCGTTGACGCTGGGCCTGCACGTCTGGGCCGCCTACAGCCCGCAGCGCACATGGGAGAGCATCGTCAAGGAATTCGAGGAGGCCCTCGATGCGCTCGCGCGCGGCGATGCCGGGCCGATGCAGCTCTTCGTGAACGAAACGCTGGGCGAGACTTGGGAAGTCGTGGGCGAGCGCACCGACGAGCACTCATTGCAGGCGAGGGCGGAAGCGTACCCGCTCAAGACGGTGCCGGCCGGCGGCCTGATCCTCACGGCCGGTGTCGACGTGCAGCGCGACCGCTGGGAGATCGAGGTCTGGGCGTGGGGCCGGGGGCTGGAATCGTGGCACGTTGATACCCACGTCATCCACGGCAATCCGGCCTCGGAAAGCGACTGGGAGCCGGTGTCCGCCTACCTCGCGAGCCGGTACACGCAGGCCTGGCACGGCGGCACGCTGGGCCTGAGCGCGATCTCCATCGACTCCAGCGACCAGACGCAGGCCGTCTACAACTGGGTGCGCAAGATGCAGCACAGGCTGCCGAAGCTGCGCGCGGTCAAGGGAAGGGGCGAAGAGAACGTGCCGATCTTGGGGCCGAGCAGCCCGCAGGAGATCCGCTGGAACGGCGCCAAGATCCCGAACGGCATCAAGCTGTGGAACGTGGGCGTGGACACGGCCAAGGACCTGCTGCTCGGCCAACTCGCGATCGACAAGGCGGGCCCCGGCTATGTGCACTTCAGCCAGCAGTTGCCACGCGAATGGTTCGAGCAGCTCACGGCCGAGCAGCGCATCCTCGTGAAGGTCAACGGCAAGGAAACCTTCCGTTGGGTGAAGCGTCGGCCTCGCAATGAAGTGCTCGACAACCGCAACTATGCGCTGCATGCGGCCTTCGGGCTCGGGCTGCACAACTACACGGACAAGCGCTGGGCGGACCTCGAAGCCGCAGTGCAGCCGCCGCGTGATCTCTTCTCGGCACCGCCAGGCAGTGAAAGCGTGCGCGCTGCCGACAACGCCGATTTTCGGCACCCAGCCGCCTCTCTTGAACCGACGCCGCTCCCATCAGATACAGATGCGTCCGATCTTGATGTCTTTGCACCTATCGCTTTGAATTGACCATGACTTTGCAGAACCCCAACGACCCGCTGGCGATCATCGAGGAGGAGGCGTGCGCGGTGGCGCGCTCCTTTGGGGTGGTCGCGGCCGAAGAGGCTGCGGCCTCGCTGATGGAGCGGCTGATCTTCAGGCTGGGTGGGGCGCACCTGTACATGCCCAAACGCACGGCGAAGGAGCGCCAGCGGGTTCCGCGCGAGATAGTGCAGCGGTTCAATGGGCGCAATCTTTTCGAGCTGGCGCGGGAGTACGACCTGACGCCGCGGTATGTGCGGCGGATCCTTGCTGACAGTAGGCTGCGGAAATGAGCCGCTTAGACGTCGCGTTGACCGGGCGCCTGGAAGCAGCGCAGCGGTTGGAATCGGGCAGCGAATCGGCGAGCAACCCCGCATCACTGACTAATTAA